AATATATAATATAATTAAGAAATAAGAAATAAGAAATAAAAAAAAAAGAAAAAAAAAGTTATTATTTAAGGAGGTTATATTATGAGTAAAAAAGAATTTATGAGCAGAAGAGATATTATGGTAGAATGTGGTTATAGTGACTTAGACTATAATGAAAGTTTCGGTGAGGAAATGGTAGGGGCCTTTGTATATGAGGCCTGGGATGAGCTCTGCTTATGGTTGAGAAATGATGGTAAGTTCGTATTTAGAGCTTATGGTATGGAATGGGAGTGGGATTGCGTAATTGACTTTGAAATTTGGTTTGAGAATAAAAGAAAATAAGAAGGGAGGCCGGGAGGCCTCTTTTTTTTTGTGCACTTTAGTGCAATAAAGCAGTAGAGCTTTAGAGTACTACAGCATGTCTCACTTTAGTGTGCTAAAGCAGTAAAGCAACAGAGCAGTAAAGCTTTAAAGTACTAAAGCATGTGGGACTTTAGCCAATTAAAGTGCTACAGTATTAAAGCTTTAAACCGTTAAAGCATGCGGCACTTTAGCCTAATAAAGCAATAAAGCCTTAATACTTTAAAGTAGTAGCACTTTACATTGTTAAAACTGGCAGTTTTGTCGCTATAGGCTACTAAAGTGCTAAAGCCTTAAAGTTCTAAAGTAGTAATGTCCTAAAGTGTCAGAAAAAGTTCAAAAAGTTGTCAAAAAAGGGTTGCACTTTTATGCAAAGTAGTATATAATTAAGATGTAAATAAGACATAACAAACAACACACACACTATCTATTTTTAAGGAGGTCATCACTATGACAAAAACTAACACAACAAACAACACAACAATCAACCCCGTAACTCTGCAGGAATTCTTTGAAGCATACCCTAATGCATCCATTCGTAAGGTCGCGCACGCTACAGGCATCAATTATGGCGTCCTGTTGAAGAAATCCAAAGAGCCCATCGTAGGCCTGCCCTATGACCCCGAATTCACTAACTGGGTTGCGCTGGAAGAAAAACTGAAATCTAAGGATGTTGACTGGACTACTCTGAATTGGGATGAAATGAACCAGGGCCCTTCCAGAAGCGGATCCACTCTGCAGAAAGATATCAGCGCATTCAATGTAGGTGACAAGGTGTACCTGAGAAGGGACAACGAAGTACCTTACGAAATCCTGTACAAAACAGAAACACACATCGTAATCCTGAAACAGGGCTCCACTGAACCCCAGGCTTGGGCTAACAACACATTCCTGATCAACGGTCCAGTGTTTGAACCCAGACAGACCAAAATGACTAAGGTTCAGGTTGCGGATGAAGTTGCGCAGGAAGAAGCCCCCAAAACTAAATCCAAGTCCAAAGCTAAGGTTGCGAAGGAGGCGTAAGCCTCCCTAGCTCCTCACTCTGAGGCTCCGCCGGCGGCGATATCTATGAGGGTTGCGGGGAATGAAAACACCCCGCCCCTCACTTTCAATCAACTTAATACGACAATACACTAGAGTTCACTGCTATCAGTTTCTTGAAGTCGAGGTAGGCCAAGGCATCTCTATATAATTTTAATTTTTTCAAACTGACTAACTAATAGCCTAACTTGCTCGTATCAGTCACCTAGCACACTCTCTTTCTCACTCTTTTTCTTCTATTCATTCTATTCATTGTTTCTCATTTATTTATAATAATAGAAAAAAGAGAAACAGAGAGATAAAGAGAAGAGAAAGGGGGAGGGTAAGAGATAGTCGACTAAACTGATATCGTAACAGTCAGTTCTACTATCAGTCAGTTCGATATTTTTTAATTTATATAGAGAGACAGCGCCATATCGTTCCTGCAAGAAACTGATACCAATGAACTTGGGTGTACTCTAACTAATAGGAGGTACTAACAATGAGAAAAAGAAAACACAACTACTCTAATCCTGCTAATCTGACACCTACAAAAGAAGCGTTCCTGATGGGCTTCGGTCTGGGAGTAGCATTGGTTGAGTTCCTTGCCGCGGGCTTTGGATACTTCTAAGGCTTCCTTCCCCGCAACATAACGCAAAGATCACGTCAATTTACTGTTGATTTTTTCCAGAAATGATATTATAATATAATTGAGGAATAAAACTCAACAGAACACATAAAAATTACTTTTAGTAACTCAAAGGAGGTTACCACATGAACACACGCACAACAACAGCAACACCTGTACCTAGAAGAGGCAGACCCCACAATTCAATCAGACCTAAGGGCGAACGTCGTTACCACATCCAGAACAGAACTACTGGGTACATCCTGGCTGAGTCCGACGACTTGCACTTCATCAAACACACTTGGCATAGAATCCCTAGACGTAAATATTGCACCCTTATCCTGCTGGATACCCAGACCGGTGAAGTTATGAAGACCCGCTACTCTAAGGTTTACATAGACACAATGGCCAAAGAGGCTGAACAGCACGCATATTAACTCAAAGGGAGGCTGTATAGTATGACTTTTACACAGGCAATTGACAACAACAAAGCATTCAATTTGAGTGCAACATTCGTAGCAGACAAGTTGGAGACTTTAGGTAGATATGTATTCTCCGGACCAGACGGATGTAATCTGAGATGGGTGCGCTCCCCTGAAGGTATGGTCGGGTTCGTTAGGGCTACAAGAGCTCACGGTACAATTGTAGAGTTCCCTGTATCTGCTACAAAGAGAAAAGTTAAAACAACAGTACGGTGCTTCGTGGATACCAAGTTGGAGGTGCTTGCACAGGGATGAAGCAATTTATCTTCACTTCAGTGTACCTAACCTTTAAGTTCACACTTTGGGGCGTAGGTTGCTTTTGGAGATACCTCGCAACCACCCCCGAAGGGGCCGAGCCTGAGGTCGAAGTCGAGGATCCGCAACCTATACTGGATGAGCTGTCAATAATAGCAAAGACAGACGAGCTGGAAGCTTTAGAGGGTCTTATCCAGACACTCAAAGTACAGGAGCAGGCATTACTGGATGAAGCACTTCGCAACAAAATCAAAAAGCCCGCTAAGGCCGCGAAGTTAGAGGCTCAGGCCGCTAGGGTACACTTACAAATGATTCAGAGATCAAACAAAGCAGTTAGACTTAGAGAGGAGTTAGACTTATGAGTACTAGAAAATTCTACAAATGTGAAGACTGTGGTATGTACATCGAAGAAGACGAACTGGCCGATTGCGTGCAGGGCCACAGAGAGCTGGATTATGACTGGCACAATGAAGAGCATTACACAGGTTGTCCCTGGTGTGAAGGCACTGACCTGACAGAGATTTCCGTAAGATGCGGTACATGCGAGCACTTTGACTCTTCTGAAGACATGTGTCCCTTCTACGGTGAGGTTGATGCAGTGTTCGATGGTAATGACTGTGAATGCTGGCAGTTTAACGAACAGGAGGTAGACTAATGGCTAAGGAATATCCTAGAGGTAAGTGGTTTGACGTCCGAAAGGACGCACCACCTACTCACGAGTACATACTAGGTCAAGGGCCTAGAGGTGCGATGTATATAGGTAGAAGTGTTGAAGGTCAACCGAGTAAGATGCGCTTGTACGGTGCTGGCACTTTGCTTATGACAATTACAAAATGGAGTAGACTACCACATGATGACAACGCATTTTGGAAGGTAACTGACACAGGTGAGTATGTATGTAGTGAATGTGGAGCATACGCAGCGAGTAACATATACAACAGACATACTGTGCAAGATGAGTACTGTAGACGGTGTGGTAGAGCAATGCTAAGAGGTAGCGTATGAGTAAGAAGAACAGACGTACATGTAATCATGATTGCTTCAATTGCACATACTCAGACTGCATTGTGAGCGATTTGACTCATGATGACTATCTAGCTGAACGTGATATTGATGCCTTTGCCGGTGTGAATGAGCCTAAAGAGTCTTCTAAGCGTAGAGCTTACAAAAAGAAGTACAGAGAAGAGCACAAAGAGCAAGACAGAGAATATCAGCGTCAGTACTATCAGGAACACGCAGAAGAGAAGAAAGCAGCTACACGAAAGTGGACTAAAGAGAATAAAGAACGAGTAGCGACTTATGGCAAAGAGTACAGAGAGAAAAATAAGGAGTACTATAAAGAGTACAAGAGAAGGTACTATCAAGAGCATAAGGCGCACTGGAATGACTATAAGAAAAAGAAGAAAGAGGTGGTATCGCATGATTAAGTTCATGCTGAGTATGTTAGTAGGCTTTACTAGAACATTTTGGAGAGGAGCAGGTAAATAATATGTATACTGAATTAAGAAGAATCTTGAAACACGTGCAGCAGGAAAATGAAGCAGAGAACGCTTGGGCAAACGGTAAACGAATCTATGGGATAAATGTAACTCAGGATGCTATCACAAGTACTTACTATGCTAGTATTCATGTACAGTGGCCTAGAGTCTGTAGAATGTTGAACAATTCTAGAAACGTAAAGTTCAAAATGAAGTACAGTGTAAGTGGTGATGTCAACTCTTATGACTCTACAATATTCGTGTATGTGTACGAAAATATCAATAACGAACCCTATCTGGTATGGCTGAGCTTGTTCAGCAGACTGGAATTGCTGAGAGCTTTAGGTGATGTTGAACCCAGTGTAGCTCGTCAAATGGTTAGATGGCAGATGCCTACCTTAGAAGGTGCTACTGCAAACCATCTGGAATTGCTGAACAATGCACAGCTGTTTGAAGTGTGCCTGAAGCTCAAAGTTTGGGGAGAAGGTGTACATTATGGGCTTCTGTAAGTTCAAGCTAACCGACCCTATTACTCATCATAGAGTGGCGAGATCTTTTCTCGCTACTCATCCTGAGGAGGATAACTGGACATTACTAAACCTGCAGGATATGTACAATGCAGGTAACGACCTAGAGCAGATAACTGAAGTGATACCTTTTAGAAGTGAAGAGTGTAGACGCTCAAGAAGATGCTGTGGGGTGTGTACTAGAAAGTGTAGATACCGATGCGTACAGGATAGTCTACATAGATTATCAATGTGGCGCATGCTAGTAGCTAGTACCCCAGAGTCTGAGCTGCATAACATCCAATTAGGTATCCGAATGATAGTACAAATGCATTTTGACACTCCTGAGGAGTTAAGTTGGAGTGTAGGTGAAATACTATCACAAAGCTCTAATACTAAGCTAAAGGAGTATATGCAAGATGAAAAATTACGCTCAGAAGAGAACCCATACAAAATCGACTACGCACCGCAAGCGGAAGTTGACCCTAAAACGGGGAAACGTATTGTCAACCCTGTTAGTGGTCACATCAGTATCATACCTTGGCCTGCATCTGGCTTGTGCCCATTTTGCTTACCCAACAACACCATCGACAGACGTCATGGCCCAAGAGACATCCGTTGAGGTCCAGCCACAAATCTACACACCTAAGTACACACAGGAAGAGCTTTGGATAGTTGCTAATACTATTGAAGGTGAAGCTAGAGGTGTATCTACTCAGGAGATGAGACTGGTAGCATGGTGCATCTGTAATAGAGTTGACAACGGTGCTTGGGGCTCTACTATTAAGGAAGTAGTTACACCTGGACAGTTCCATGGTTATAATCCTAATAGAGAGGTATCTCATAGCTTGTACATGGAAGTAGCTCAGGATGTACTGGATGAGTGGTCCGTAGGTAATAAACCTGATGTACTGGAACCATTCGCACCTACAGATGGTTACGTATACTTTAGTGGTGATGGTAAGCATAATTGGTTTAGAGAGGAGTATTAAAGTGAGTGTAGAAACTCTTGAGTACATGAGAAAACAGAGAGATAAGCACTTTGAAAACTACAGAAGTGCTAAACGCAGAGGTGAACGTAGAGAGGTCATCGAAAACATTAAGACGAAATACTTCTATTATCAGGAAGTTGTAGAGTTACTGGAGGATATTGCCAATGACAGTAGAGACTATGAGAGCAATACTTAAGCAACAGTATAACGGTGCGTACAAGTGGCGTAACAAAGTAAATAATATGTCAGATGCACAAGTGCAGGCTGTTTACTTTAGAATGCTAAGAGCCGGACAGTTGTCTAGCACACGCTAATTACTAAGACTATGTAGTATCAGTTCAAAGTTTTTCAAAAATAATGCAGAAAACTCTTGATTTTTGCATAAGAAGCCTTTATAATTAAGATGTAAATAAGATATCAATTTAACACAACATATCACTAGGAGGGAATAATATGAGTACAAACACAAAAGAATCCGCTGTAACATTCACAAACAACATCGAACCCCTGATGCAGACAATGGGCACACCCACACTGAAAGCTATCGCAGCAGTATTCGAACTGCAGGCAGTAAGACTGTACAGTGTAGCTAAACAGCCCAAAGAAGGCGTAGCTTACGACCCTCATGTTTACAACTGGGATGCAATCGAAAGATTCGTAACACGTAGACTGGATGCTGAAAAAGGTCTGGGTACACTGGAAGCTGTTATCGCTAAAGCGCTGGAAATCGACAAAGTTCTGAAAGAAACAGACGGTCGTAGAGGCGCTAACAGAGGCGAAGGTGATGCATGGAACGCTAAAGTTGAAGTAGACGGCGTTATGGTTGCTAAGAGACGTTTCAAAAACTTCGAACAGGAAGCTGGCCTGCCCGTAGTACTGAAACAGGACCCCGAAGTTTATGCAATCGTACTGCAGACAGCTACTCACACAGTAATGAGACCTCTGAACAGCGAAAAGCTGGATGACTTCAAAGGCAACGATGTGAAAGTGATCTCCAACGGCATGATGAACATGAAGGGTATGCCCCCTTCCAAACTGGAAGCTGCTGTAAAAGAACGTTTCTCTGGTGAATTCGCTAAGAAACAGGCAGAAGAAGCGGCTAAAAAGGCTGAAGAAGCAGCGGCTAAAGCTAAAGACGCTGAAGCTAAAAAAGCCTAATCCTACTACCGAGTAAGTTCGGCTATTCAATTGAACTAAATAGATAGGCCTCGTAACAGAGGCCAATCTTTTTAAGCTAAAAAAGTGTACATAAAAAGGAGAACTGATAGTATGGATGAACTGAGAGTACCTGAGTTTGATATCAACACGCTGAGACACGCTATTGACAATGTAGCAATGGGCTACTTTAATAAGGTTGAGGTTAATGGCGTACTGGTGTACAGAGTCAAGAATGTTATTCGTATTGACATTAAATGCAAGGAGGTATAAATATGAAGGGTTATCTGAAATTGACAACAATCGAAACTAATGACGCAGACATGAGTGGTCTGAGATGTGAGTGCGAACTGAGTGACGTTACTATCCTTGACAAGATGCAGATACTGCATTGTGTTGTAGAAGCTCTGGAGATGCCTAGATATGAAGTAGAGCTGTTCATGGAGTTGTACCGTAAGGGCATTTTGAAAGAGTCTAATGACATTAAGCATAAAGAACCTGACTTTGTACAGCAGGCAAGAGAGTCTGGTGCACAGGTAATCGAGTTTGATACACTGGATGACTTCATTGCACACATCATGGGAGGTAAGAAGAGATGAGAGTAGACGTAAGTGAAATCAAAACCTTTAAGACATGTAAAAGACAGTGGCAGCTGAGCTCTCGTAACAGATTTCATCTGAGATCTCTGGCACCTGCACCTGCTCTGGCTTTTGGTACTATCTTCCATGAAGCACTGGCTCAGATGTACCTGGGGGCTAGATTAGATAAGGTAATGGATATGGTACGTCGTGAGATGGCCGTAGACAGTGATGCAGCTCTGCTGGCTATGGTACCTGGCTACTATGAAAGAGTACTGCCCTACGATTTAGACAGATACAAAGTTCTGGATGTTGAGCACCACTTCGAGTTCGCACCCAAGACAAGTGATGGTGAATACCTGTTTCCTCTGGAACCTATGGTAGACAGAAAGACAGGCGAAAAAGTATATGACTCCAATGGCGACCCTGTAATGGTATCCAGCCTGACAATCTGTGGTTCTATTGATATGATTGCTCTGGATGTAGAAACAAATGAAATCTGGGGCTTCGAACATAAGACATGCAAGTCCTTTAGAGATGGTGCTTTCCTGTGGATGGATGAACAGCCTAGAGTGTACACATGGGCACTGAAAGAGTACGTTGAGGACTATAACAGAAGACACGCCAATGATGAAGGGTTCGTACCTGCTAAACTGGGTGGGGTGTATCTGAACGAGGTTAAGAAACTGCTTCGCAACTTCCAGTACCAGAGAACAGCATGTAGATACAGCGAAGAAGACCTGGACATGTTCATGCAGGCATTCTACGAAACATGTACTCAGTGTAAGCATGCTGTAGATAGCAATAGATATGCGGCTCCTCAGCCTAGCTACTTTGCTTGTCAGATGTGTGCATTTAAGACAATCTGTCAGACATATATGTATGAAAACCTGGACAAGGAAGCTATCCTGCAGGAATTTGAAGAAGAGTTCGTAGTGCGTACAGAGGACCATCTGGACGAAAAGACAGAGAGAAGTGCAGACAACGAATAACATTTAGTGAAGCTGGTGGCGGCTACTCGCCGCTACTAGATTCAAAAATAATGTAGCTTTTCAAAAGAACTGAAAATTTTCTTATCAGTGCACTTGATTTTTCTTAAAAAAGGCTATATAATATCTAATATAGGAGGTGAGAATATGAATATCATTGATTTGAATGTTCCTGATACGGACCCTATCTTCGCGCTGGTCTACGGGGCAAGTGGTACTGGCAAAACTCACTTAATGGGTACAGTTGGTGAGTTAGGTAGAGTACTGATTATCGACATTGATAAGGGCATCAAAACTTTGAGAAATGCTCCGGATTTGGTGAAGGCAGGGTACAATGATAACATCACAGTAGTTAGCTTTGATAAGTTCAAAGACTTGGACGAAGCGTACAAGCTGGTCAAAGATAACGACCCTAAAAAATGGTCCTTGAAATTTGGTGTTACTATTGAGCAGCCTTTTGACTGGATTGTGTGGGACACTTGGAGCGAGCTGCAGTGGTATATGCTGGAAGAGCTGAGAAGTAAAGACTCCGAAATGAGAGGCGTAGGCCTTAACTTCAGAAAGAACGTGCAGATTCAGCACTGGGGTATGATGACAGACCTTAACAAGTTGGCGGTGGAACAGTTAAGGGACTGTAATGTTAACCAGATTCTGACTATGCAGGAAAAGCTGGAGAAAGACGAATTGAGTGGGCAGATTTACGGCGGCCCTGCTATCCATGGTAAAATGGTACAGGAAATGCCTGCTTACTTCGACATCGTAGTTAGAACATACACAGACCTTCAGGGAGGTTACTGCGCTACAGATAGAGCTAAGGGCAAATGGCCTGGTAAGACTCGTCTGGGTGTAGGCAAAGAGTATAAAAACCCTACAGCTAAACAGTTGTTCACAAGATAAAAACTAAATATTATAAACAATAGTCTTATTATATCATCAAGAGAAATTTCTAGACTTTTTGGCGAAAGCAGAAATAGTCGGAGTGGCGGAATGGCAGACGCGCTGGATTTAGGTTCCAGTATCGAGAGGTGTGAGGGTTCGAGTCCCTTCTCCGACATTTAGGTAGCACAAGCTACCGAGTAACTTACCAATTTAATATGGTGGCCGGTACCAGGTAACCCGGCAGAAAGGAGTTCATATGAACACACAGACGAACAAAACTGGTATTGCGAAGGAGCTTGCAGACTTCCAACTATTGATGAGAAGCATACCCTCATGGGTGGTAGCGCTCTTCACGGTGTCGGTAGTCTCAATGAACCTACTAGCTAACAAAGAGATACACACTGGTGTCTCATGGCTAGCATTGGATGCGGGACTTACAATGTCCTGGATGAGTTTCCTAGCAATGGACCTCATCACAAAGAGGTTCGGGCCAAAAGCTGCTATCAAGGTATCACTATTCGCGGTAGGTGTGAACATGCTAATGTGTGCTCTGCTTAACTTAGTGACTAGAATACCTGGTAACTGGAGTGCTTACTACACCTACAATGTACTTGAAGTCAACCAAGCGTTGGATGCGACTTTCGGTGGTACATGGTACGTAGTACTTGGTAGTACGGTTGCATTCATTGCATCCTCTATCGTCAACGCTCTAGTAAATGCAGGTATTGGCAATAGACTCAGCAATGCAAGTTTCAAAGACTTCGCTATTCGTTCTTACGTGTCAACCCTACTAGCACAGTATGTAGACAACTTAGTATTTGCCTTTGTGGTGAGTCACACCTTCTTCGGTTGGAGTACAGTACAGTGCCTAACGTGTGCAGCCACAGGGTGCTTAATGGAGCTACTTTGCGAGGTAGTATTCAGCCCCTTTGGTTACAGAGTTTCCAAGCAGTGGGAAGTAGACAGAGTAGGTCACGAATATGTTGACAGGAGGTAAAGTATGAGAGTAGTTATTACAGGTACTACAGCAGGTATTGGTAGAGAAGTAGCAAAGATGTTTGTCAACCTAGGACATGAGGTGTATGGCATCGATAGATTGCCTAAGTCCTTCTATCACGAGAATTATCACCACATCATCTGCGACATTACATCTAAATGCGAACTACCTCATATTGAAGATGTAGACATCCTCATCAATAATGCAGGAACTTGGTATACAAATATCGACAACATCGAAGTAAACTTGAAAGGTGCTATTCGCTGTACTAAAAAATATGGTTTACAACCTCACATTAAAGCAATCGTAAATGTCACCTCCGCGAGTGCTCACAGTGGTGCAGAGTTTCCCGAGTACGTGGCAAGTAAGGGTGGTTTGCTAGCGTACACGAAATGGACTGCTTTAGAGGTTGCGAAATATGGTGCTACTTGTAACAGTATTTCTCCAGGAGGTGTTACAACACTTTCCAATAAACACATTCTGGAAAATCCTAATTTGACAGACTTGGTAATGAAGGAGACAATGTTGAACAAGTGGTCATCCGCCAAAGAAATCGCGAGCTGGATTTACTTCGTAGCTGTAGTAAATAAGAGCATGACAGCTCAAGATATCCTCATCGACAACGGTGAGATGGCAAAAGCCTCTTTCGTGTGGTAACACCCCGGCTGGCTTGTGCCAGTTGAGAGCTCAGGAACTCCTCGTAAGATTAGAACCATGTGTGTGTGCGTGTCCCCTGTTCGAGACATTATGGCCTCCCTGATCTTACCCCTGAGTTCTCAACCGTCACAAGACGGGCTAAAATCTTATCATCCACCCGAGATGTAATCGGTACAGGATGGGAACGGTATACCCTACCCTGGGAAGGAATATTATGTTAAACTTAGATTTTTCTAGCGTACCCTCTCGTGAACCTCTGGCTGAAGGTGTTTACACCCTGCGTATCGCAAAGGTGGAAGAAACAACATCTTCTACAGGCAACCCCATGCTGAAAGTTGAATACGACGTAGTAGGCGTAGACGGCGGCAGAAAGCTGTGGGACAACTTCGTACTGATCGACAAAGCTCTGTGGAAGCTGAAAGAGCTGTTCGATGCCCTGGGCATTGACACATCCCAGATTGTCGAAATGGACGTACAGGAACTGGTTGGTCTGGAAGTACAGGCTAAAGTAGTTCAGGATACTTACAATGGTGACATCACAAACAGAGTAAAGAAAATCATGGCTGTGTAAGCAAGTGAGTTGGGCGGCGGTGTAAAAGCCGTCGCCCTAATTTTTATGTACGAAGGAGGCATACTGTGTCATTACTTTACGAATATTTAATACCCTTTACAAAGTCCTCGGGAGAGCAGATGTACGCGTGTTGCCCCTTTCACGAAGAGAAGACCCCGTCATTCACAGTAAATACAGAAACGCATGAGTGGTATTGCCACGGCTGTAGCAAGGGTGGTACTGAAAAAGAGTTCCTTGCACTGTATTTCGATGTGGATATTAAAATCGGAAAGTACGCATTCGAGTATTGGGAGAAGAAAGGTAGTCTACCCTTTCCAACAGATGAGACTGTAGAGGCAGCTCACCAGAGACTGCTCAACAGTCCTAAGGACTTAGACATCCTAGCAAGTTTTGGCATCACTGTGGCAGAGATTGAGAACCTGAAGATTGGCTTGGAAGACTTTAGAATTGTCTTCCCCGTAAAGTCTCGTAGAGGCTACTGGGTCAACTTTAGAAGATACTTACCTCCACAGAGACGCATGGAGGGCTCTAAAGAGCCTAAGTGCCTCAACTTAAGAAGTTTGGGCCAGAGAAGATACTATCCCTACGAAGCTTTTGATAAAGACGAAGTCATTGTAGTTGAAGGCGAGAAGGATTGCGTGGCTGCTCGCTCTCAGGGCTACAATGCCGTCACAGGTACAGGTGGTAGTGCAATTCCTGTAGAGGAGATAGCACTCTTTAAGAATAAGGATGTAGTGTTGATGCTGGACTCTGATACAGTAGGTCAGCGTTCGGTAAACACATATCTGCAGTTATTGAAGAATGTAGCTAACTCTATCAGGGTAATCAGATTACCTCAGAAGGACTTTGTTGACTACTACAAGATGTGCCAGAACACAGGTGAGCCTGTAGACATCTGGAGATACTCAGTTGAGTCTGAGGTCTTCATGCAACAGACTACAGGTGGCGAGGCCCAGGATATGTCCTTGGTTCGCAGTGAGCATACAGACCACTTTAACACCTGGGTCAACCTTAAAGGTATGAGTGTAGTAGGTGTTGAACCTAAGATCTACACAGTACCTACAAAGCTGAAATGCATCTGTAAAAACGTGAAGTGTAATAAGCCTTGTGCTTTAGCAATGTCTACGACAGACGAAAGCCTGTCCCAGGAAATTGATGTTGACCCTCGTCAACTCTTACGCTTTGTAGAGTCTGCTGACTCTGCACAGGACAACTACCTTAGACAGATTTTTGGATGCAAATCGGTATCCGCGCAACCCGTTGAATTTATCAACGTTCAGAAGTTAATCTTCCAGGAGAGCGCAAGTTTCATTGACGGTCTGGAAGAAGCATCCTTTGAAAATAGATATGGTGTGTACACATATACAGACCATAGATTATCCGCAACCTTAAAGTATGACTTCGAGGCTTGCCGTGTAACAGACCCTAGATCTCAGCAGAACTATTATGTTATCAGAGATGCCAAATGCGTAGGTACTGAGGTACCTGAGCTGGACCATAGAACTTTAGCTAGGTTCAAAACAAATGGTGACTCCGCAACATCAGCTGAAGAGCTCATTCAGAAGTACTACGACGAATGGATGCCACTGCTGGCGATTGAAGGTAGACCAGACCTGTTTGGTGCAATCCTGCTTACATACTGCTCTGTAACTGAAATTCCTTGGCAGGGTGGTATTATGAAAGGCTGGCTGGACACAATGTGCATTGGCGATACTAGAACAGGTAAGAGCCAGATGGCTCAGAGACTGGTAAAAGCAGTTGGTATGGGCGGTTACATCAACGGTGAGAATGCTCGTAGAACGGGTGTAATCGGTGGTGTACAGAGATTTGGTGACTCTTGGGTGGTAACCTGGGGTGCCATTCCAATGAACGATAGAGGCCTGCTTATGATCGACGAAGCCTCCGGCTTGGAGGTTGACGATATCAAAGACCTATCCTCAACTCGTTCCAGTGGTGCTGTAACTCTTAACAAGATTGTAAAGGGTGAAGCTAGAGCTCGTACTAGATTGCTTTGGTTCTCCAACCCTAGAAGTGGTCGCAACTTAGCAGATTTCTACTGGAAGGGTTTTGGTGCATTCCAGGAGTTCATTCCTGTAATGGAAGACCAGGCACGTTACGATTTGGTACTGTCTGCTGCTAGAGAGGATATCGATATCCTGGAAGGTGTAGACATGGATGCCCATGTTAACATCTCTGAATGGCAGTCTCTATTTAGCACAGCTTGGTCTATCGGTTCTGATGCTATCAAGATTGATACCGAAGTTAAGAAGAAAGTAAGAGAGTCTGCTAAAGAGCTGAATGAAGCTTTAGGTGGTGGTCCCTTAGTTGTAGGTGTAGCAGTACATGAGAAAATTTTGAGACTGACTTGTGCATTTGCAGTTCTGTGTGGTGCATATGATGTTGAGAATAGAAAGCTTGTGCTGGAAGAGAAGCATGTTACTTTTGCTAAAGAGTTCTTAGAGCTCTGTCTCAACAAACCTTCCTTAGGCTATGGGGACTACATCAGAGAGTTCAAGAGAGCGAAAGCTAAGAGAGCTGAAAACATGAGTTTCATCAGAAGTCTGATTGCAGTACACCCTGCTATTAAGTCTCTGCTGACAGCATCTAGTTTCAAAGGTTATCAGTTCCAGGAAATCTTAGGTATTGACCGTACAGAAAGTTCTAAGATTATGTCTGATTTAATTACACGTGGCCTGCTTAGACCTGGTTCAGGTGCAAGCTACGTGCCCGATAAGTTGCTTATGGAAATTGCTAAACAAATGGAGGTATAACAGATGGATGAAAGAGTTGTACAGAAGTGGTTAGATAGATACCCTGACCTCGAGAAGTTCATGGATGCGGGTACAATCAGCCTGAAGATGGCTAGAGAGATTCTCGACGTGGACAGATACTTTATGTATGATATGTTTAAGGAGCTACTGGTTGCTGGTGCTGTTACTTCTAGCGGTACTAACTCCTGGAGAGCTACTAAAGAGTTAAAAGAGTTTTTGAAAAAGAAAAGGGAGGCTCGTAGAAATGAGAACGCATGATTTTGAGAAGTATGTAAAAGACCAGGTAGGTATGTCCCCTAAACTGAGCACACTGGATGAAAAAGAACTGCTGTGTTTCGGCGTAACAGGCCTGAATGAAGAAGCTGGTGAAGTTGCGGGCTTGCTGTGCCGTGAGGTATATAAGAAGAATGAAATGGACAGAGATGAATGGAAAAAAGAACTGGGCGACGCCCTGTGGTATCTGACAGCCGCAACTTTAGCTAAAGGTTTTACTCTGGAAGAGTTAGCTGTTCGTAACATTGAAAAACTGACCGAAAGATATGGTGCGTCTCGCGAAGCTGAGAGAGTAGTAGCTGAGGCTGCTGAAGAGCTTGAAGCTGATATGGTCAACCATCCCGTACATTACAACACTGGTAAAATTGAGGTTATCGAAATCATCAAAGACCAGCTGACAGAGGAAGAGTTCAGAGGTTACATCAAAGCGAATGTACTGAAGTACATCACAAGAGAGCGCCATAAAAATGGTCTGGAAGACCTGAAGAAGGCAGCATGGTATCTGAACGAGCTTATTAAAACTTTGGAAGCTACAGAGGGGGACTCTAAATGATTAAGTGTTTTCATGAAGCACCTAAATGTATGTTCAAGCTAGTGCAGAAGCATACAGACGGTGATTACGCTTTGGTACATCTGTTTGAGGAAGACCTTGAGTACTACACTATGTTTAGACAGGCTGTAGTAGATGGTAGAGAAGTAATTCTGGACAACAGTGTATTCGAGCTGGGCGAAGCTTTCGACTCTAAAAGATTTGCATGGTGGGTTGGTCGCTTAGAACCTACATGGTACATTGTACCTGACGTTCTGGAAGATGGCCCCGCAACTTGTAAGAGATTCTTCGAATTCATTGAGCAGTACCCTGAATTGCCTGGTAAACGCATTGGGGTTGCGCAGGGTAAAGATATCGATGAGCTGATTGAATGCTATAAGACAATTGAGCCTCATTGCGATATGGTAGCTATCAGCTTTGACTGTAGCTGGTATCGTGACTGGTCTACTCTGGCCAACAAATGGGAACAGCTTTGTGTAGGTAGACAGAGAATCCTGTGGTATATGTATGAAAAAGGTATTATCAACATTGACAAACCTCATCACCTATTAGGTGTAGCTCTACCGCAGGAGATGAAACTTTACAAAGATCTACAGAGACTGGGTGCGTACAACTGGATTTATTCTGTTGACACTAGCAACCCTATCGTACATGGTATCAAAGGTATTGAGTACGAAGAGAGAGGCTTGGATGATAAAGAGTCCCAGAAACTGTATACACTTATCAACGAGTATGTTCCTGTTGATGCTAGAGTTTCTGCTATCTACAATGTTCAGATGTTTAGGAGGTTCGCAAATGGCTAAAAAATGGTACGCAATCTTCTCCCATACAGGTTGCGAAATTAAGAATATTCAGAAGGTGCTCAAGAGACAGCCCGATGGTATAATCACAAGTAACAGACACTATGATGGTGATCTGCCTGCAGCGTATGGCTCTAAGGAACAGATTGAAGAGTTTATGAGAGGTGTTGACCCTGGTAGTGTTATTACCTTGAATGGTTACAGACATCTCATCAGTGCAGAAACTCTGAAAGTGTTGGAACAGAGAAAGGTACTGCTGCTAAACATTCATCCTGCTCCTGTGTACCTGGAAGGTTACGAAGACCTGAGAGGTATTGACCCTCACCTGAGATACTACGAAGGCTATCAGGCAGGCAAGTATAAATGCTTAGGTGTAACTATTCACGTAGTTGACGAAGGTGTTGACACAGGTAGAGTAGTGTATGGTAAGCACGAGTTAATTGAGCCTGGTATGAGCTACACACTCTTTAATTCTAAACTGCATGCTATGGGCACTATTGCTTGGTGCTTATGCTTGCCCCGATTATTAGGGATGGAGGAATAATATGGACAGAATCGTAAAACAGATTACACCTAATATGCCCGACGACAGACATGTCAAGGCCACAAGAGATGTAATGTCCTGGTACAAGATTGTACATGCAACAAGAACATTACTTGTACCTCCTGTAAACGTTCTGAAAGTAAATATGAGAGAGCTTGAGAGATTTTCTGAAGCTCTCACAAACTTTGAAACTGTAGACTTCAGTAGCCCCATGTACAAATGGGGCGATGAAGACTTAGTACTTTCCGAGGCTACAGGTAATGACATCATCGCAGCACTTAAGAAACTTCCTGATATGTCTAGAGCAATCGATGGCTGGCTTGCATGCGATATTGAAACTCGTAGAGTTGAATGGGAAGATAACATCCTGCTGTCTATCGGTTTTGCATACGGCCCTAGTCACTGCTTAGCAATTCACAACATTCCTCTGAAAGGTGCTAAACATGATGACACAGTGCTTGACCACGATGCAGAACTCTATGATGTTTTGAACTGGGTATTCAATCAGCCTGATATCAAGTACATTTGGCAGAATGGTAAATTCGACTGTGGCCGTCTTAAATATCTGACTGACATCGAAGCTCATGTTGACGATGACACACTGCTTCAGCACTTCTGTTGCATCAACGAGAAGCAGGGTACACACGGTCTGAAAGATCTGGGTCAACTTTACCTGCAGGCTCCTGCATGGGATGATGAGCTGGACAAGATCAAAAGAGAATGGTGTCGTCAGCGTAAAGTGCCTCTTAAAGAGTTTATGTACGACTATATTCCTACAGCTACTCTGATTCCCTATATGCAGAGAGACTGTATTGCAGCATACAGACTGCATGCTAGATTCAATGAACTGGCTAGACCTGGTTCTGAGTTTATTTACAGACAGCTTTGTAGAGCTTCCACAGCTTATGGTAATATCGAATTGGCAGGTCAGAAAGTCGATGTAGAATACCTTGAGGACCTTGAGGCTGAGCTTGACAAATTGGTTGTCCAGGCTCAAAAGAGATTGGATGCTGTATCCCATAAGTATTGGGATCCCCTGCTCTATGCCGCTGCTACAGGCTCAAAAGCTACCGCAAATACGGAATTCAATCCTAAATCCCCTAAACAGCTCAAGTGGATGTTAGCAGAGGTTGTTAAGCATCCCGTACCTGCTACAGACGCAACTACAATGCAGAACCTGATGGATGAAATCAGAGCTCAAGGAGAAAACGCAGATGTTGACGCTCTGGAGTTTATGGAGTCTATCTTGGATGTACGCAAGTACAGCAAGTACCTGGAAACATATGTACTGGGTATCAGAGATGTCCTGTGTAGGGATAACAGAGTAAGATGTACATTCAATTTGCATGGTACTGAAACTGGTAGATTGAGCAGTAGTAATCCTAACATGCAGAACATTCCTCGTAATAAGATGATTAAAAACCTCATCGTCGCAACCCCTGGTACTACACTGCTTCAGTTGGACTATAGCCAGGCTGAGCTGAGAGTATTGGCAATGCTGTCTGGTGACCCTGCTCTGATTGACATCTATGTAAGCGGTAAAGACTTACACGATGCTGTTGCGGATATGATGTTCGGTCCTGATGGCCATAAAGATAAAGAGCTGCGCAACCTTGCTAAGACTATCAACTTTGGTATTGCATACGGTAGAGGTGCTGGTTCTATTGCGACTAAGTTCGGGAAGTCTATGGCCGAAGCGCAGTCTATCATCGACAAGTGGTTTGCACCAATGCCTAAGGTCAGAGAGTTCATCAACGAACGCAGACGAATGGCTAACAAAGGTGAGCCTTGTATTACCATTTTCGGTAGAGAACGACACTTTGTAATGACTGACACAGAACGCCATCATATCCAGAACGAGTATATCAATACACCTATTCAGGGTACTGCATCTGACTTCACAATGCTGTCTCTGTTGAACATCTACGACTACCTGGAGAAATATTGGAAGGGTAGAGCTAGACTAACTACAACAGTACATGACTCTATTATTATGGAGGTAATAGACGACCCTGATATCATCAAACAGATTGCAAACGACTGTATCGAAATTATGGCAAACACACCTCTAGAGTTCGTACCTGATTGTCCCGTGCCTTTTGTTGCGGATGCTGAGGTTGGTTACAAATGGGGCGAGATGTACAAGCTGGATTTGGATACAGGCCTGCCCATTCCTAAAGACTAATGTGTAGAGAGGTGAGCACGTGAAGATAGAAAACTTAGGTAACTACTTAAGAGTGTATCCTGGAGAGACAGGTAACTTTAACCCCTTTATTTATCTGGGTTGCAGACACAAGAAGGGTGAACCCTACTACACAGTAGAGAACAACATCGTCAATCGCATCGTGCTGGGCTTAATGCCCGGCGAAGATGCTGAGGAATATCCAGTATTGAAGTACCCTGAAGGGTTGATGGAATACCAGATGCGAGATGTACGCAAGATGGTAGCCAAGAAGAGATGCTTGAACATCAACAGAATGGGTTATGGTAAGACGGTTGAAGCTATCAAAGCTATGAGAGAGCTGGGCATAAAAAATGCTGTAGTCGTTGCACCTAAGACAGTATTAAACCAGTGGCAAGCCCAATTCAAGAGATGGTGGCCTGCTATGTCTGATAAGGTTGTTATTTGGGATAATCTCAAGACTCCAGTAAATGAAAATAATGTCATACTGGTCAACTATGAAAAGCTACTCAATGAGCGTTACATGACTATACTGAGAAGTACTAGATGGGATATGCTACTACTCGATGAGGCCCACAGAATAAAGAACAGAACAAGTAAGCGTGCTGTTGCAGTTAAGTTGATACCTTCTGAGTACAAGTGGGCAATGACAGGTACACCAATCCTGAAGAAACCTGATGACCTATGGAGCATCCTAAACTTCTTAGGTGTTGAGTACTCTGGTATCAGCTATTGGAACTTCGTGAACTACTTCTGTAAAGTGGTTGAAGGCTTCTTTGGTAACAAAATAGTAGGGTTGACGGAAAGCTCTGCTAAGGTAGCAATATTCCATAAAGTGCTTGAGCATGTAGCAATCAGTAATCCCGACTTGGCCCTGACACAAGGTAAGACAGTCGAAACTGTTGAGCTCGAGATGTCCAGTAAACAGAAGAGACTTTACAGAGATGCTAAGGCGCTACTGTTGGACGAGTTACCTGAAGGTTGCACAATTGCGAATGGTGCAGTACAGTGTCTACGCCTAGTGCAGATAACTTCCAATCCAGGTGTATGGTTGGATGGAGAGTGGGGTACCAAGTTTGAGTATATTGCGGAGCTGTTGGAAGACAACCCTGAAGAGAAAATCGTTGTGTTCTCTCGATTCGCAACCACATGCGAATACTTGAAAAAGTATCTTGCAACTAAAAAGATCAAGTCTGAGATGTACACAGGACATCAGTCAGCTGCTGAGAAGTTGATGTCTAAAATGACTTTTACGACCAAGTCAGACTGTAGAGCGCTCCTAGGTACAATAGGTGCTATGGGCGAAGGTGTTGACGGGTTGCAGGAGGCTGCTAGAATTGTAATCTTTATTGACCGAGATTGGTCCTCTGAAATCAATGAGCAGTGTGAAGACCGACTCAATCGAATTGGCCAGAAAGACAGAGTGCTTGTACAGTACCTGGAATGTAAAGGTACTTACGACAAGTATGTTGACAAAGTTATAAGCATGGAAGCAGAAGACATCAGAACACTCTTAAGTAGAGACGAATAGGAGGTACTGTATGGATAGCGGAAAAGTTGCTTTAGTATGTGTTTTAGTTATAGTGGGTATCATGCTTCTTGGGGGTGGTTGTACTGCAGGTATGCATATGGCTCAACCCAGTGAGCCTATTACGGAGATCAAGTTCACTGAGATGTATTGCCCCGAGTGCGGAGCTCCACTAGAGTTTGAATTAGAGATATGTGAGGAGGATTGAGTATGCTAACAGTTTTAACACTTGACCCTGGCGAGTCTACAGGTTGGTGCTACAGAGGAGAGAATGGTACACTGCAAGGTGGTACGCTGCCTAAAGACCATCTTAAGGTTGCGCAACTTATCCTTGATTTGAGACCTCATGTGGTAGTACTTGAAAGCTTTCACCTGTATCCTGGTAAAGCCAAATCCTTATCCTGGAATAGTTTTTATCCTGTTGAGGTGATTGGTGTTATCAAGTACATTTGTGATACCAACTGCATCTTCTGGATGGAACAGGCACCTAGTGTCAAAAAGTACTTTGGCGGTTACCAGAGTGACTGGGTCATCCTACAGCAGAAACTAGACAGGCTTACTGAGCATGTTAAGGATGCATATCAGCACTTAAAGTACTTTGAACGTAACAATGAGAAAAAGCTAAAACAAAAAGAGGGCATTTAAGCCCTCTTCTTTTTATGTGAAGTATTTCGCAACTTTATGAGGCTCTGCATCAGGGTCCTCAATAAAGTCTTTAGCCAGGTTGAAGTAGAAGTCTGTCTCGTTCTGCAGACCGTACAGTTTAGCTGTGCTGTAGTAATCATTGTAGCACATATTCATAACCAGGTACCAGTCACTGTAGTTTTCATGTACACCTTTGGAGGTTACATACTCTTTGATCTGTGCCATGGTCCATACCTGACCTTTAGGTCTCATGTGCTTAACAATGGTCTCAGCTTCTTCAGGTGTAATGGAGTAAGCCATGTGTTCCATCTTACCCATGATTTCTCTATATGCTCTGGGGTCTGCTTTCTCCAGTACATCGAAGCCCCACTTCATAAGAGAGTCTGTTTCTGCTTCAGGAATGTTTTTGTTGCGGATGAGTTTGATTAGGTCTTCATAGCAAGGCATATGTTACACCTCCTCGGAAACGTCAATGCATGTAGGTGTTGCCTGAGAAGACAATACGCACTGCTTTACGATGAAATGATTAGGCATTGTGCCAAATGCTACTTTGTACGCTCTGCGACATCTGATCTGGTCACTCATTAGAGTGTTGCCCAGAGAATCCAGAACAGGATAGTTAGTGCCGTTAATCTGGATGTATACAGGTACTAGAGTAGTGATTGCGGGAAATGCCAGGCATGTAATCAGTCTAAAGCATTCGCCATTGCACAACTCTTCCAGAGAGCCTGCACAAGGGCAGGTAGGGGTTGCGACAATGACAAAGGATGTTGTGTCAACCACATAGGATGTAGCTTTGAGGTCTCTCATTTTTCATTCTCCTTTCTATATGGGAAAAGCGGCGATTGCTCGCCGCTTAATCACGCCGACCGGCGGAGTTACTTATGCGCAACCGCAACCAGAACCAAAGCCGAAGCTGTTAGTTGCCTGGTAAGGGCTGCATGTGATGTATGCAGGTTTAGCGCAAGGTCTCAGTTCGTTGATCAGAGATGCGCTCTGTGCCTGCTGGCTCAGCTGGAAGTTAGCTGTCATCAGATCTCTGTCTCTGTCTGCCAGTTTATCTCTCAGCGCCTGCATTGTGTTAGCGTTGATCAGAGCACGTGTTGCTTCACCTTCAGCATGTACAGCTGTTGTGATTTCGCATGTGTTCTTGTAGTTCTCAGCTCTCACAGCATCAATGTTTCTGTTTGTTTCGCAGCAGCAGTTCTGCATCTGGTAACCCAGGTTTGCGATACCTGCATTTACGCCTGCGAAGCTCTGGCACAGACCGCTCTGCAGACCGTTGAAGCCCTGCAGCATTGTTGTGTTCTGAGCATAGAAGCCATCACAGATGCCATTTGTGATACCTCTCAGCTGACCGTTGATGTCCTGGAAGTTGAAGCCGTCTGCCAGTTCAGCTCTTGTCAGAGCGCCGTCTGCGACGCCGTTGCGACCGAAGCCGAACATAAACAGGAACAGGACTACAATCCAGAACCAGCCGCCGTCCATACCGTCGTAGTTGTGTTTGCCGTCAGTTACAGCAGCGATGTCGGATAGAGAATAGTTTTCCATAGTCAAGTCTCCTTTCATGGTATAATAGTGTTATATAGCTATTTAAGTAAGCCCTGAAATTGTCTGGCCATCTGCATGACCTGCTGAAGTTGAGGATTTGTAATTTGACCATTGGCAAGCATGTTCATTACCATCTGCTTAGGATCTCCTCTGAAAGTATTTTTGAACTGCATAAACTGCTGTAGCATGTCCTGATTATTTGGATTGGGGGTAGGGTTAGGTTGCACATTTCTACCTAGAATACTATTAGCCATTAGCTCCACCTCCTAGTTCTTTAAGCAGTAAGTCAATCTTGAGTTCCAGATTTGCGAACTGCTCTTTGGTAACAAAGTTATCAGGGGTCAAAGGCTTTTCATTCTCGATACGTTCAAACTTGTATGTCTCGATATTTACTTTGCCCAGACCATCGACTGTCTTTACATAGAATACATCTTTGTGGTTATCCATTAAGAGCTCAGAGTTACCATACATGACGGGATAGTTCTTAGCATCCTCGAAACCGTTTACAGAAATAATCATTCTTCAACCTCCCTTCTTTCCTATATTATACCATAAAAATAAAAGGGTAATCCGTAGATTACCCTTTAAGAACCCTTTAAGAACCCTTTATGACTTTTAACATTTTCTTTTTAATTGAGCGAATTCTAGCCTCAACTTTACTTACGCTGTATTGACCACCAGGATTTTTCTTACCGTACTTCTCTTCCATTAGGAAGGAGATTTCGATTACACTAAAGCCTCTGTTGCGATACTTAAAGATATCCAACTCCTCTTCAGTGAAACCACACTCCTGTTCGAAGTACTGTTGCTCTTTGGTAGTAAATTGAAGCTTACATTTGGCACCCTTTGTACTAAGAGTGCTTTTAAGTTCTTCGAACTGCCCGCCCAATGACAACTGTCTGGTCCTTTCTTTTTCTTCTTCTGGTGGTCTTTGTAGAAATAATTTTAACTGTCGCTATCGCCATTGATCAACACCTCGCCGTCTCCATTGACAATCGCGTTTGCGTTGCCACCATTATCAGAAATTGCTTCGACTGTATGGGACTGTTCGTAGGTTGTACTTTCGAAGTCGTATAGGCTCAGATAGTGCAGGAAGCTACCTACTACTACAGAGATAGAGATGCCGAAAGTAATTACTACGACAGCTAGAACTTTCATAATGAGTCTAACTGTAGCACTCTGGTCCCGAGTCAACTCCCATGCTAAACTTTTGTTTTCATCTTCGTGCACTTATATCACTCCTTCACTGCATTCAGAATCATTGCCGCAACCTCTTCTCTGGTTGCGAAGCCCTGAGGTCTAGAACCGTCGGTGATGCCTTCAGCCTTGGCCTCTTTCCAAGACTCCTTAGCCCATTTAGAAGGCTGAGTGTCTTTTCCTTCGAGAATTTCTCTTACGAGTTTCTCAACTTCTGCTCTGTTCAAGTCAATTCCCTCCTTTGTGAGGTCTACTACAAAGTAGTATTTTACTTCGTTGATGAAGCTAGCAATCGCAGCTTTCTCCAACTGAGGTTTTGTACTGTTAGGGTCATTGATGTACACATGACCATCAACAGCCCCATGCACCAGCACGAAATGGCCAGAAGAGGTCCATCTGCCAGGTCCCATACAAGCAATTACCCAGTTACCTCTTGCAAGCTCTTTAAGAGCCTGGGCGTGGCAGGTTGCGGATGGATTGTGATATCCGCTAACTGTGTTAAGTTGCGCAACCTCAATGCCGTAGGCTTTGCCCTGCGGACCGAAGTAGGAGTAGTATGTACCCTGGTTAGCTGCTTTATAGCCTCTAGCTTTGGCCCACTGGCAAGTCTCTACAGGTGTTACGGACTTGTCTCTGATGGAGGCAATTACCATAGCCATACAAGTAGGACCGCAGCCAGCCTTACCAATAGTGGTGACTTCACCAGGTGCAGAGTAGTCTACATTTTTCCAACGAGCGTCCCACTGCAGATATTTTACAGGGTTCATACCATATCACCGCCCTTGTTTAGATTCTGGATTGTCTGCTTTTGGAAGAACAGTTCCTGCTTACGTTTGACATCATGCATCTTATCCAAAGCCTCCTCCAACTCCTTGACATGAGGTGTACTTGGAGACTCCTGATAGATAAGTGCTAATGCCTCAGACACAGCCATAGAGGCGTTCACTGTCTGAATAATAATTAACTGCAGCTCTTCCTGGCTTCTTTCTCTCTGCTCGGAAATTTCAATCTTTTTCTCAATTTTGCGCTGAGAGAACCAAATCACCATAGCAGAGATAATTGAGGAAATAGGAATGAGTGCTAAGATAGCGTGAATGAATTCCATATAGCTCACTCCGTTTCTTTAGACTCAACGCTGGTAGTTTTCTGCTTCTCCAGCTGAGTACCGAAATAGAAAGATGCAATCATCAGGAAGATTGTGTGAAACTTGTCAGGGTCAATCTTACCCATTACTGCAAGAGCGCAGTAGACAATCCCAAACATAATCGTGATGATGCTCTTTACGGTCAATAGGTTGCGAAGGGAAATTTTGTAATCACTCATGTCGTACCTCCTTTCAACTAGCTACGTCTTTCATTGCCGCGTCATAGATGATACCATCTTTGGTGTTTTCTTTAATGCTCTTATGGTTGTGCGCAACCTTACTAGCACCCCAGGCAGCCCAGCTACAGGACACCATAGTTGCAATCCATGGAATGGTGGAGTCCATACCTTCGTGTACGCTGTAGAACGCTAGTATAATTGCGGAGACATTAACAAACACCAGTAGACGATATTCACGCTCCAGGATAACCTGGGAGAAAGGTTTGCGCTTTCTCCTAGGCTTTTCCTGATTGTTTTTAGTGCTCATAGTATCACTCCTTCTCGAAGATACTTACAGCCTCTGCAGGTGTATTTACCAGCTTGTATGTACCAGCAGGCATAATACATTTATAAATACTTTCTTCATGTCTGATTCTGATACCAGGCCATACCATCATGCCATACACATAAGGGTACACACCATCAGCATCAGGTTCAGGGAAGGGACAATAATTGTTTGTCGCAACATCTGGAGTATAGTGCTCGTATCTGTTGATGAGGTTGATGCAGATGTAAGCCATCTTGGTTGCGGGGTAATAGGATACTCCGTACAGGGGCTCTACACCGCCATCCGCAACCCATACAGGGTAGCCCTGCGTAAAGGTTGCGACACACTTAACAAGCTCTTCATCCTCTGTAGGCTTAACACCAGCTGCGATTGCAGACTTGATAGATGTTGCGCCGTTAGATTTCATTGCGTTAATCTTCGCAACAGCGAATTTAGCGTCATCGAGAATACCCATATTACATACCTCCTGTCAGTGCAGCGTTTACTTCATTGTAGTACTGCTCATATTCACTTGTTGGCGCTTCAGGCTCTGACGGCTCTATAGGCTCAGGGGGTACAAGTTCAAACACTTCGCCTGTTTCGGGATTATAAAGCCAGTCGCGAGTAGCTTCAGCAGAGCATTCTACAGAAGTTACGGGATTACCTAACTGATCGGGAGGCCAACTAGGAGCCACTTCCAGATCATATAAAACTTCGATTACTCGATTATTACAAATCATTGCAAATGTAGCCATTTTGATCCTCCTTTACCATTCAATAATTACGATGCCTTTGCCGCCAGCAGCGCCGTTACGAACGCTATTAGCATTATAACTACCGCCGCCACCACCACCGCCATAAACGCCAGCGTAAGCAGCATGGCCACCCTGTGAAGAAGATGCGTCAATAGCTCCGTCGCCACCATCGCCTATAGAAGCGCCACCACCACCGCCAGCAGTAACTTCTGTATAACCATAAACGGTAGAGTAACCAGGATTACCACCTTTAGCGCCAGCAATACTACCGCCACCACCGCCGGGTTCTTTAGTAGACAAATCGTATTCAAAAACAAAAGAACCTTCGCCGCGTATATAGCCAGCACCGCCATGATTCACCTTCTGGGAGTTGCTGGCGTGACCGCCGGCACCACCACCGCCAGC